GCCGATGGCGCGGCACTCGCGAAGCTCCCCGTCATCGTTCAGTTGCGCCAAGGCAATGACGGCCAGATTCTCGTCCTTAGCCATGCGTCGCAGCGCCTTTGAGACGATGGCGATTTCCTGCTCGCGCCGGTCTGCGCTTCCCGCGCCCTCGGTCAGTTGTAGGTAGTCCACGACGACAACGGCGAGGTCGGGCTGGACGGCCTTCACCTGCCGCACGTAGGAGCGAATGCCCGCGAGGTCATACACGTCATCGCGGAAAAATATCGGCGCGAGCGCGAGGTTGTTTGCAGCGGCTTGCAGCTTGGGAAAGTCCATTTCCTGCATCGTTCCATCCCGCATCCGGCTCGCGCTCACCTTGCCCTCGGTGGCAAGCATCGCCTCCACCGTGTCATCGCTGCTCATTTCAAGCCCGAAGACGAGCACCGGCTTCGCTTGGTCGAGCGCGACCGCGCGGACGATGTAGCGCACAAGGGCTGATTTGCCGCCCTTGGTCGGGCCTGCAATCACCCAGTAGCCGCCCTTGCGGATGCCGCCTGTTTCCTCGTCCAGTCGCACGATGCCCGTGGACAAGCCGGCCATTTTCGAGCCATCGGTGCGGCTGTTGAGGTTTCCGAGCACGTTCATCACGATTTCCCGCGTGGTTTGAATTCTGGCCTTGTCCCGCCCTGCAGCGATGCTGGAAATCTCAGCTTCGATGGCGGCGAGCACGGTGCCGGTCGGTTCCGTGGTCAGTTGCTTGTATGCGGCCTTGAGCGCGCCGGCCAAACGGCGTTTGGCATGGCCTTCCTTCACGATCTCGGCGTAGTGCGGGAGCGTGACGGGTTGCGCGGCTCCTTCGATGGCCGTTTGCAGCGTCGCAGCGCCCCCTACGGCGTCGAGACGGTCTCCGAGGGCAGTAGCGATGCCCACGAAGCCTCCCGGTGCCTTGGCGAGCCACGCCGTCGCGATGGCGGTGAATATAGTCGAGGGGATTTCGTGGCTGAACGTGTCGGCCCTGATTCCCGCTTCCGTCAAGAACGGGAGCGATTCGTCCGGCCACTGCAAAGCGCAGCCAAGTATTGCGGTTTCTTCAAGTGTCATTGCATTAAGCGTTTGCCGCCTTGGGTGTCGAATGGCGAGAGCGTTGCCCCGTTGTTTCTGTCGCCGTCCATCCATGCCCACTCGAAGCCCTGCCAGCCTGAGAGGATGCACTTGTTGAGTGCGGCGATGGCCCTGCCTGGTTTCTGCGAGAGCTTGCCGAGCATGAGTTGCACGGCGTGGTCGGTCGCTGGCTTGCGGAGTTGCTTACGGCTGTCAATCCAGCCTTGCAGCGCATCGGTGAAGCCGTCCACTCCCGCGAAGCATTCGGGGATTGCATATCCGGCTTTCTTTTCTTTCCCCCTTGCATCCCCCTCTTGATCTTCGTCCTTTTCCTTGTCTTGATCCTTTTCCTTGAGGGTATGGATACCCTTTGGATACCCTTTGGATACTCTTTGAATTCCGTGCTTATTCAGCAGCCGGATCACCGCAGCGTGAGGTTTGCATTCCTCGCTCAACTCCCCGCATTGGAAGTTCACGAACTTTTTAAGGTGCCATTTTCCAGACTTCAAGACTTCCATCCTTTCCCCAAGTGACTCGCGCACTTTCTCCCACGGAATTTCCATGCCGATGGAAAAGTTGGCAAGCTCCATGTCGGCATCCCATACGCCCGCGTTGTCGCAGTTGTCCACGATGAACAGGAACGCCAGCTTTGCGCCTGCGGATAGCTTTCTAAACCAAGGGTCGCGCCATTTATCGGTGTCAGTGAATCGCTTCATTTTTCTACCTCCTCAATTCTCCACGCCACCGTGAACCCGCGACGAACTGCGTCGGCAACGTGGAGAATTGAAAATGTGGGTTTGGTCTGCATCTGTTCGTCTTTCTTGCCGGGGTTCAATCGGCACCTTCTCTCTACCGCATCCCCGCGCCCGTTGCAAGCGCGTGCTCATGCGCGGGCGTGGCGGGGCGGGGTGGTTCTGGGTCGTGGTCATACCGGGATAAGCTCTTGCTCCACGTGGTTTTCAACGTCCGCGAGGTTGGCAATGGCCTGTTTGAAATACGATTCTTTGAGTTCGCATCCCATTCCTTTTCGTCCGTTCAATACGGCACCGAAGACTTCGCTGCCAACGCCCATAAATGGCGTGAATACGACTTCGCCGGGGTTGCTCCAAAGCACGCAAGCGCGCTCGATAACGTCAAGTTGAAGCGGATGACAATGCCGCTCATCGTCATTCTCTTTGGCCTCCCGATGCTTCAACACCTCGTCAATGCGGATGTCGTCCCAGAAGGCGTCCGCGTAGCGCCGCCAAATCCAGTGAGAGAAGCGGTTTTTCTTTTGGTCGCCATCCATGCCCTTGAGGTGCCGGATGTCGGCGGGCATTTGCTCCTCGCCAGCGTAGCGGTGCAGTCCGGTAGGGTGAGAGACAGGCACCGCGTTTTCACCGCTACGGCGGAAGATGAGAAGCTGGTCAGCGTTTGCCATAGAGCACCGCGATGAGTCCTCACACATTTGCCGATGTGCCAGAGATTTCATCATCGTGCGGTTGCGAACCGTTAGCGGCTCCTTCCAGATGAAATACCGATGAGTGAAACGGAAACCGTTCTTTTCGTGCAGGCGGATAACGTCGCCGGGAAAGTCAGTGAGCGCGTCATTGCCTGAGTTGCCGGTTGGGATGTCCATGCAATGCACGGCGCTCATCCTGCCGGGCTTTGTGAGGCGGTGGAGTTCTTGAATCACAAACTCGTAATGCCTGTAAAACTCATCCTTAGAAATGCAGTTGGACAAATCCTGTTCGTCGCTGCTGTATTGGTAGAGTCCCGCGAATGGCGGCGAGTAAAGCGAGAGATCAACGATGCTCGCCGGGAGTTGCTTCATCACCTCCACGCAGTCGCCGTGGTAGAGTGCATATTTCTTGGTCAGTAGTTCTTTCGGTGTAGTGTTCATGTTATTAAATCCAGCTTGGCAGTGTCGGGGTTATGGTGTGTGTTTTTCTTTCAGATTTGATTGCGTCATTCATGTGCTTCACAAGCTCCTCAAACATCTTCTCAGCTTGCGCGGCCTTGCGGCTCATATTATCGCGCACGCGCTGTTCGCCTTCGCTGGCGATGATGTCCACGGTTACGGGGTTTTTCTGGCCAAAGCGCCAGCATCGGCGGATTGACTGATAGTATTGCTCGTAAGAGTGCGAGGCGAACGTGACAACGTGATTGCAGAATTGCCAGTTGAGTCCCCAAGCGCCGATTTTCGGCTTGATAACAAGCACGCGCTTTTCTTGATTCAAGAACGCATCATAAGCGGCCTCTTTTTCGTCGTCACTCATCGGCCCCTTCACTTGCACGCTGTTGGGAATCATGGCTTCCAGCGCCTCGCCCTCGGCGTTCGTGTGGCACCATGCCACGGCGGGACGGTCGTGAGAGACAAGCTGTGCAACCATTTCGCACCGCTCTTTCAGCGTGCGCTTGCGCTCATCCCTTTCCTCGGCAAGCCCGAAGGCAGGCATTGTGAAAAGCATTCCGTCCGGTGGCGTTGTCGGCTTTACGATATGCTCGCGCTCATTCAGCGCCGGTAGTTCGTAGCCATCATCGGCAAACCCGATGTCAGACGGCTTGCGGCACGCTCGCGCCCATGAGCAAACCCATTTCCAAAAATGGTCGTGCGCGTGGCCCTTCAATCGCCAGCCGTTAATTGCCTGCGAGACGCGAAATGAGATTTTCCCGAAATGGTTTGCCTGCTTTTCGAGGTTGTTGATTTTCTTCTCATATTGGTCGGTCGTCTTTTGATCCATTTGCTTAAAGAATCGCGAAAGCATGTCTGAGTTGTTCAGGTCACCTAGCGCCTCGGATGACGTTCCGAGTTCGGTGAAGTCATTCGGTGCCGCTGTTGCCGTCCAAAGTGAGCGGTAAGGCAGCTTGCACATAAAGCGCGTGACGGCCTTCTGTGTCGCTCCTGTGGCGTGTTTGATGATGCTGCTTTCATCGCACGCGACGGCCACGAAATCAGAGGCGTTGAAAAGGTGAAGCTTTTCGTAATTGGAAATCGTGATTTTCCCGGCTGGCTTTCCGTCGCGTGAGCGGCCCGCAGCTATGCCAAAGCGCGCAGCCTCTTTGATCGTCTGTCCGCCGACTGCCAGCGGCGTGAGAATGAGCACGTTGCCGTTGGTTTTCTCCACTATGTTTTGGCACCACACAAGCTGCATGAGCGTCTTACCGAGTCCGCAGTCCGCGAAGATTGCGGAGCGCCCTTTACGGCAGGCCCATTCGATAAGTGCGCGCTGGAATGGGAAAAGGAAATCCGGCATGAATGTAGGTTCAAATCCAAACTCGCCTCCGAGTTGAGATTTCGCGTCTAAGAACTGTTCGTAGGTTTGATTCATAAAGTTACTCCTGCAAGATAGCCCGCACGCGGGCGAGTAGCTGTTCCTTGGTCTCCGCATCCGTGGTCATGCCTTCACCGGGTATGCCGTCCAGTCCACTTCAAAGCAGGCTGTGGCGAGCATCTTCGCCAGCGGCTCCGTCGTGTGCGGTCGGTAGCGGCCAATGACGTGAGGCCAGTCCCACACGCGGGCCTCGATGAGCCGCCCGGTGTTGTCGAGGCTCCAGCCTAGTCCGCGCGATTCGAGGTCGGCGATGATTTCGTCAACGGTGGGTGTGTTCATGGTTTTGTTTTGCGTTTCTTGGGTTCGTCGGCCGGCCACGGAATGCCGCTGCGCTCGGCCAAAAATTGGCAGGCTTCGAGCTCGGTTTCGCCGTCCGCTACTTTGTTGCGTCGCATTAGCGAGGCCATTGAATAATCATGCGCAAGTTCGGTGAATGGCCGGCGACGGCCATCGCTACACATGATAGTCGCGAAAAACGCCATCCACGGGTAGCAATGCCCCGTGCCGGCCTTGCGATGCGTGGCGACGCCGT